TGCGTAGATTCCCACAAGATTCTTACCTGAGATGTGTTGTTCTGAATATTTTGACTGATTTGAGATAGTGTTAGGCTTTGATAAACCGCCATCAACTCACCCCCACAAAACTAACAGATTGGTTCGGCTGTACAACAATGCTCATCGGGCCAAGTCTGAACCTCGACAACTCTACCAGTTCGAAACTGTTATTATTCCAGTATGCCAAAAGCATTCCGTTTGCGTCATAGAAGCCGATTTTGTCGTTGTATTCTTTGAGCGTAATTTCGGATACCGAAGAGCCGATTCTTAAAACCGGGTGTCCGTCATCATCCATTCCGATATCAATAAAATCGGAGAGGGTTTGCCCGTTTACAGTAACGCGCTCTGCTGACATTTGACCGGTGGTAATAGCATTTGCATTGATTTGTCCGTCCATTGTCAACGCTACGCCGCTAATCGTTTTCCCTCCGTCTTTGGAGTATCCAAGCCCGTTGATATTCATCAGCCACAGGCGGGTATTATCTTCGATAGTTGGGGTATCACGTACCATCCAGCCAGTAGGATATCCATTTTCATCATAGAGGACTTCCCAATATCCGCCCTTTGCACCAATGATGCGCTCGGTTGCGTCCTGCATTGCTTTTGCAAGCCCCGCATACTCGCGTTTAACTTTTTGAATGATGGGGTTCTCGACAGTATAGTTTGAGTCCGGTGTGCCGTAACAAATAGTGGTAGCACTCATGCCACCTTTAACTCGCAACTCCTGCGACATAACCAAAACAGGCAGACCGCCTCCGTCAAGGTCTGTACTGTCGATAACGTGTATAATGTCACCGGCTTCAACGGACGGATCTCCACGCCACTTTACTTCCAGCGGCATCAAAGTCAGACTTTTTATCTGTTCAAGCACCGAGGCGGCAACCGCTTCCGTCATATATGGATTTGTTGC